TTAGAGTTACTAGCACACGTAGCACTGCTACCAGCATTAGGGCCCAAGAAATTAGAGTTAAAAGCATTTGTAGCATTACTACCAGCACAAGTACCTAAGAAATTAGAGTAACTAGCATATGTAGCACCACAACCAGCTTGTTTACCTATGAAATTAGAGTAGCGAGCATTACAAGCAACAAAACCAGCTTGATAACCTAAGAAGTTAGAGTTACAAGCACACGTAGCAGTATCACCTGCACCAATACCTAAGAAATTAGAGTTACTAGCACACGTAGCACTGCTACCAGCATTAGGGCCCAAGAAATTAGAGTTAAAAGCATTTGTAGCATTACTACCAGCACAAGTACCTAAGAAATTAGAGTAACTAGCATATGTAGCACATAACCCAGCACCATAACCTAAGAAATTAGAGTTATTAGCATTAGTAGCACAACTACCAGCATTAAAACTTAAAAAATTAGAGCTCCTAGCATACGTAGCATAGTAACCAGCTTGTTTACCTATGAAATTAGAGTTACAGGCACACGTAGCACCACGACCAGCATTACAACCTAAGAAATTAGAGCTGTAAGCATTAGTAGCACAGAAACCAGCATTAACACCTAAGAAGTTAGAGTTATTAGCACACGTAGCAGTATCACCTGCACAAGTACCTAAGAAATTAGAGTTATTAGCATACGTAGCACAACAACCAGCTTGATAACCTGCAAAAAAGCTACCTACATTACTTGCACTTATTGGTAGATTACCAATATTAATAGAGCTAGTAGCAAAAGTTTGAGTAGCAGTAAAATTGTTATCTGTATCTATTTTTGCATAATTAGCGCTGTTTGCTTGTACTGTCGTATAAGTCGATTGCCAGTTAGCACTATTAGCGTTCGTAGTAGTATAAGCATTATTCCAATTACCACTATTACCTAAAGTTGTTGTGTAAGTTGATTGCCAGTTACCGCTTAATGGTCTTAAAACAGTAGCACCATCTGTACCCCAGTCCGAGCTTAAAGCATTAACACTAGCGTAAACATTACTCCAGTTAGCGCTATTACCTAAAGTTGTTGTGTAAGTTGATTGCCAAACGCCAGATAATGCTGCTAATTCAGTATCAGCTAGCAAAGCACCAGATAACAGACTTACAATAGAACTAAGGTTACCAGCTCTTGTTTCACCGCTTTGTACCAATGGTACTAACTCTGAACCGCTATACGGTAAAACAATATCTGGAAGATCGGAAATTTTAACACCCATACTTATATTTATTGCCTTTTTCAGTTTTTAATATAATTTAATTTAATGATCTCCTTTAATGAAGCCAAGCACGCATATACAAATACTGAAACAGATGAATCATATATTTCTGTAACTACCCTGCTTGGTAAATATAAAGCGCCCTTCGATAAAGATCTTCACTCAACCAGAGTAGCTAAGAAAGAAGGTGTACCTAAAGAAATGGTTCTTGAGATGTGGCGTAAGGAGACTAAGATTGCTACAGACAAAGGTACGAAAATCCATAAATTAATGGAAAATTATATAGCTTACGGTGAAGAAGTATCTGAGTATGACTACTTATACAAATCCTATGAGAAGTGCGAAACTGATAGCGTTGAAAAATATAACAAAGTACTAACAGAACAACTCTTATATAATCATACATTTAAAGTAGCTGGCACATCTGACTTAATTTATGATCAGGGTGATTATTTTACCTTAGGTGACTTTAAAACTAACAAGAAATTTAATTTCACTAGCTCTTTTAACGAATACCTACTACCACCAGTTTCACATTTACAATCCTGTGAGTTTAATAGCTACGCTTTGCAGTTATCTATGTATGCTTATCTTTACGAAAATATGTCTGGTAAGAAGTGTAAAGGTCTGGTAATTTATTATCTCGAGGATAGTAAATGGCGCTCATATAGGTGCAATTATCTTAAATTAGAAGCAGAAGCTATCTTTAAAGACTACAATCTCAAAGCTCTAAAGTAAAGTGTAATAATTTTACGCTCCATATATAAATAACTGCGATGAAAAAAGAGACTCTTCTTAAAAAACTCGAGGCGCAGCATGATAAGATGTTGGAAGCATTAGATGAAATATCTACACTACTTGAGATAGACATGGATGACGATGAATTAGCTGAGATGTCTGTATGCTTTAGAGAGCAGCTAGATATCTGTATTGCTGAAAATGAAGAATGTAACTACAATGATATAGTTGAGTATATTCGCGAAAATCTATAAATATTATAGTGAAAGCGTTTAAGTCATTCTTTAAAGAAGTAAATCCTAATATCGGTTATGACCCAGAAGAGTTAGCTAAAGGTATTAAAACCGAGTTAGAACATACTAACTATAAAGCAATAGCTACTATTATCGCAAAGCATCATTTAGCTGAAGATCCTCATTATTACACAAAACTAGCAAAAGTTGAAGGTAAAAAAGAAGAAGAAGCAGAAGATATTCACAAGCCAGTAAGACCTGGAATTCTCAAGAGACAAATAAAAGGTAAGATTACTTGTTCTAAAGCTAGAGCATTAAAGTCTAAACAAAAAAATAAAGGTAGCAATACTTCGAAAGCTGCTCAACGCTTTTTAAACTACAGACATTGTAATTAATGATGTGGTAATATAAATATACATATGGAACATGTATATATTATCTATAAAACTATTAATACTGTAAATAAAAAGTTTTATATAGGCGTACATCGCACCAAAAATCTTGATGATGGCTATATGGGTTGCGGTCATTATAGGGGCCGTAAATTACGTGAACAATTAAATACAAGATTATATAGAGCGTTTCGAAAATATGGTGACGGTGTATTTATAACAGAAGTATTATATAGGTTTGATAATGAAGGTGATGCTTATAATAAAGAAAAAGAATTAATTGATATTAAAGATAAAAACTGTTATAATGATAAGCCGGGAGGTATAGGTGGATTTCATCCTGATACAAACAAAGGTAGAATACTCACTGAGAAAGAGAGGAAGAAATTAAGTGAATCAGCTAAAATAAGATCAAAATTATATCCTCTTCAAACAGAATTATTAAACGATCATGTTAAGAGTAGAATTGGTAAAACATACTCTGAAATATATGGTGTAGAAAAAGGACAAGAAGTATCACGTAAACGCTCAGTAACGCTTACGGGTAGAAAGCTCTCCGATGAGCATAAACGTAAAATGAGTGAAAACAGAAAAGGCAGAGACTGTGGAAAGTGTAAAGGTAGAAAAAAAGTTTATGATGTTAATAACAATAAAATTATAAGATTATTTCCACAACAAATACAACAGCTTATAAATCAAGGCAATATAGAGGAAAAAACCATGTCTGTTACTAAATATCAGAAGGTTAAATATATCCTAAATCACTGTTGATTTTCATATGAGTGCTTTATATACTGATGATGATATGAAAGCTGAATTTGTTTCTTTAGGTGAACTACATCCTATGGATGTCTTTTCAATAGGCGATGAAAAGTTTCTAGTAATTAAAAATACATGCGTTGCTGCAGTTCATTACAAAGGAGAACACTACGAAGTCTCAGGTTCGAGCATGCTAACGTATTACAATAACGATGGTCAACAATGCTCTATAATATGCTTAAATGATTTGACTATGGTACCTCCTACATCTCTTAAAAAATATAAAGTGGTTTTAGCTGGCAAATTTACAGGCTTCAAGTATAATAAGCTTGAAACTGAACAGATATATGAATAATGTTTTAATTATAGGAGCCGGTTACGTTGGAACTAAATTATTTTCCTTTGCAAATAAAAACAACTCTAATTATTTTATCTACTCTAGAGAGAAATTAGATTATGGGGATCGATCTGCTCTAGGTAAGTTTCTACTTAATAACGGCATTACTCATGTTATTAACTGTTCAGGGTTTACCGGAAGACCTAACGTTGACGAAGGTGAATTAAAGAAGAAAGAATGCTGGGACCTTAATGTTGTTATTCCTCTTAGAGTAAGTAAGCTATGCAAAGAGCTAAGAATTAATTATATTCATATTTCATCCGGTTGCATTTATTCTGGATATGAAAAGGAATTTACAGAAGAAGATGAGCCTAATTTTGGGTTGTATGATCATTCATCTTTTTACTCTAAATCTAAACACGCCTTTGAAACTTTAAATGATTATGGCTGCACTATACGCGTACGTATGCCATTTTGCGATGATTATCATGAAAGAAGCTTTATTACTAAAATTTATAAGTACGACAATCTTATTAACTACAGAAATTCAAAAACGTATATTTCTGACTTATGTAGCTTTATCGAATACATTATTGATAAAAATATTTCTGCGGATGATATAGGAATTATTAACTTTGTTAACCCAGACGCGCAAGATACTAAGTACTTGGTTGATAGAATGAAGGTATTTGGAGTAGAAAATAAAAATTGGAAAATTGTAGAGATTGAAGATATTGATATCAAAGCTCCGAGATCTAATTGCGTACTTTCAATGGATAAGTTTGCTTGTTTGTTTCCAGACTTTCATGTAGAGTCTGAAAAAGAAGCTATAGATTTAGCTCTAACAAATATGACATTTCCTAAATGTTAACTTGATTCTCTAAAGTTAATTTATATATATTTATATGCTTAAAGGAATCGTACTTGCTGGTGGTAAAGGTACCAGATTGCTACCCACTACCAGAGCTGTATCCAAACAGCTTCATTGCGTTTATAATAAGCCAATGATTTACTACCCACTACAAACTCTCAAAGATATGGGAGTTACTGAGGTGTTAATCATTACCGCTGATCCAATGCAGTGTAGATTATTCCAGGAACAGCTTAGGGATGGTTCTGATTATGGTCTTAAGCTCGAATATACTATACAAGAACAACCTGGTGGTCTTCCAGAAGCATTTATAATTGGAGAAAAATTTATAGGTCCAGACGATGACGTAGCTTTAATTCTAGGTGATAACGTTTTTATTACGCATAAAAAAATTAAAGCTGAACCTAATACAATTTTTACTTTTAAGGTTAAAGATCCATCTGCATATGGAGTTGCAGAACTAGATGAAAATAACAATCTTATTAATATCGTAGAAAAACCTACAGAGTATATTAGCGACAACGCAGTAGTAGGGCTGTATGTGTTTACTAGAGTGGCTATTGATCTTGCTAAAACTCTTAAACCGTCTAAAAGAGGAGAGTTAGAAATAGTTGATCTAATATCTAAGATTAAGGAACAGGAAGGTATTGAAGTTGAAGAGCTAGATGGGTTCTGGTTTGATTGCGGAAATCACGATGACTTGCTTAACTGCGCGAACCTTATTAAGACTATCGAAGATAGAACGCATTCTACAATTGGATTACATTAAATTTATGAATAAAGATACATGCTTGGTTACTGGAGGTTGCGGATTTATAGGCTCGCACGTTATTGATGAACTACTTAAAAGTAATAACTTTAAAAAAATTATTAATATCGACAAATTAGGAGTAGGGTCTGATATAAATAATGTATCGACAGATAAACGGATTCACAATTATTATCTCGATATATGTTATGAAGAAGTTAAAACCATATTCAAAAAATACAAACCTGCGTTTATCATACATCTGGCTGCTGAGTCGCACGTCGATAGGTCTATCACAGATCCTTTATCGTTTATCAACTCTAATGTAGTTGGTACAGGAAACATATTAGAGTGTATCCGGACAGAAGTTCCCGGAGCTAGAGTTATCCACGTATCTACTGATGAGGTTTATGGTCATTTGCATCCAGAAGATGATCCGTTTATAGAAGATACGCCACTAGATCCTAGATCACCTTACTCTGCATCTAAAGCAGGTTCAGACATGCTAGCATTATCTTATCGCAACACTTACAATACAAACATTACTGTTACAAGATGTTGCAACAATTATGGCCCTAGGCAGCATGATGAAAAATTAATTCCAACTATTTTTAGAACTTTATGTAAAGGTAGCAAAGTTCCTGTTTACGGAAATGGCTCTAATATAAGAGAATGGATTTATGTAGAAGATCACGCAAAAGCTTTGGTAGAAGCTCTTTTTATAAAAGACTCTAAACCAGTCTATAATATATATGGTAGCAAGAGATATAAGAATATTGAAATAATTAACATTATTGTAGATAAGCTAAAGGAGATTGACCCTAAATACTCACGTGAGGGTGATCTTACTGCATACATTGAGTATGTTAAGGATAGACCTGGTCATGATCTATGCTACAAAATGGATTCCGTTTATAACGATATTACATCTTTAGAGACGCAAAAAAGTTTTTTAAGTGGAATAGAAGAAACGCTAAACTATTATAAATTTAAATATGAAAAAGAAAGTAAGACAGCCCTTTAAGTATGGTACATACCTCATCGAATATCGCGAAGGTAAGACTGGTCTGTTGAGGATTTTAAAGGAAAAACTAGACACTTTTGAAGAAGCTCAAAAATCTAGAGAAAAATTGCTACAAGCCGGCTATACCGATCCTGTTATTAAAAAAGTCGGGTGAATAAAGAAAAGAATTGATTCTGGAAGGAACACTGTTATAATGAGGGTATGAACGAAAGAAGTTCAGCTTAAACAATAACAAAATAAAAAAATGGGATTATTCACTAAAATTAATTCGCTAGAAGAAGTACCTCAATTCAATGTAGTAAAAGAGGAAGTCTTCGATTCACGCGGTGACCGCGTTAATGGACTCTATTCGCTGATGCGCGAGGATACTCGTGATCACCTTGGAGTATGCCGTGATAAGTATAGACCTATTCAAATGGGTGAGATGCTTGATATTATCGATACAGCAACTGCAAAGGTTGGCAGTGTTGACCATATCGGTTATACTTTTTCCCGCGGCGGAAAACGCGTTGTTCTTCAATCTCGTATGAAAGAGCAGTTCGATATTAACGGAGATAAAGTAGATGGTCTATTCTATACCGTTATTGATAACACCGGAATGAATTCCAATAAGATCATTCCTTCAACAATGCGCGTTATTTGCGATAATGCTCTGCATCTTGTTAAGAAAGAAGCTGAGCAATCAAGAACTCGTGGATTGCGCCATTCGTTTACGTTTGATGATAGCGTAGATGAAATCATCCATAAAATTGAAACTAATATTAACATCGTTAAGACGTTTAATAAAACTGCTGAGTTTTTACAGAATCATAAGTTTTCAAAAGACCAAATGATGAAACTAGTTCAGCAAATCCTCCCAGCACCAAAGCCTAACCAAATTACAGCAAAGCTTCTTTCAAAGAGAGAAGATATTGTAAACCGTTTTGCTAACGGTATTGGTACTGAGGGCAAGACGATGTGGGATGCTTTAAATGCTGTTACGGAGTATGAATCTCGTAAGCAGTTCTCTCCTGAGAAGCTTATTAGAACTCTCAATTCTCCTACCCTCTCGAACAGAGCTCTTGAAATTCTTGTTGCATAATGCATATATTTCGAATGATTGACATTCAAGATCCCGAAACTGGTTACGGCATATTGGTTGATATGCCGTACCAGATAGTGGATGGGATTGAAAAAGTTATTGATATAAAAATCTATGAAATAATAAATAACGTGGTAGAAGGAATTGCACCAGTATCCTCTCCTCTGGTAAAATTAGCTTTTGCTAGTAACTTTTTGAAATTGTTAGAAATAGAACGTAATAAAGAATAATGTATAAAGGTGTAATAAGTAAATTTTTATTCGAACTTGATGTTGATACTAATCGCATTATGGTGCATAGTGAAGGTGAAGGGGTAGAACCTATTGCTTTTATAAGTGTTAAGCCTAATATTACCGAAAAAGATTTTCACTACGAGATAATGTCGTGGGTATCTGATAATAGTAATCTTAGATAAATATGGAACTCTAATATAATTAGGTATGAATTGTGGATGTGGTAATAAAGTTGAAGAAGCGCGAGCAGAACTCGGTCTTAAGATTTGTAAAACTTGTGCCTTTACTGGACCGGATATACCAAAGCCTAAAGGGCGTCAAGTATATGGTCATAAGACTGGTTGCGAAATAGAGATACATACTGCAGAATCTTGGGAACGTAATAAAAAATATTTTATTCCTTCAGGAGCTCGTAGTTGCGTTAAAAATTTCAGTCGTAGTGTATGCGCTTAATAAAACATATAAGAAGGGAGTTCGAAATACCAACTATGCATATGATTTCATTTGAAAATATCGTAGTATTCTTAGCCTTTATTTTGTATACTTGTGTATCTATCTCGCACTTCTATAAACATAATTATGCGTGGGGTGTTGTGTGGGGTGGTTATGCTGTATCTAATATAGGGCTTATAATAGCACAATCAATAAAATAGTTGATTAATTGTACATATAAACTATATTAGAGATATGGGGTTATTCGATTCAATTAGCTGCGAAATGCCATTGCCAGAAATTCCGCAAAGTGTTATAGACGTTTGGGGAATTACGAGCGGAGATGTTATCTTTCAGACAAAAGATACACCCAGTCAAGCGATGTTGCGTTATAAAATCGATAGCGCAGGGCTACTATGGGTTCAGAAGGTAGATGGTTATTGGACAGAGAAGGAAGAAGTCTCTGCTGATGCATCATTTAGTGAAAAGATAAATGCAATGAGTCATTTTGTAGTCGAGAAGAAATGGTGGGAGCAAGATTATTATTCTGGTTCTATTAATTTCTACGAATCGTTCAAACATCCAGAACAAACACACGACACATATTATGGTCGCTTTGAATATGGATGGGTAGAGTATAGAGGTCTTTTTAAAAATGGAGCTCTCTTAGGTGATATCGAGCTCGTAGAAATAAAGCAGCCAGTTAAATTGACTGATGAAGAATTAAAAGAAAAGCAAAAAAAAGCAAGAACAGTAAAAAGAGAAATACAATCGTGGTTAAAAAAAGATCGAAAAGAAAATCCAACTCCTCCACAAAAGCTGGTTGATGATATAGATAGAGAATTAAAACTAGTAGAAACTATAATGGATGAGAGTGATATTATACATGCTCTAAATAATATTAAAACACTAATTAAAACGTACAGAAAAAAATATGATCAATGGTATTAAAATTAAGCCGGAACAAAGAGAAATAGTTGAAAAATGTAGAGAAACTATCGTATCTTTAACTAATCAACAAAACGCAGCTTACGAAGAACTTACTACGCTACTAGGAGGTGACTCTGACTGGTTGTTTGAGTATATTTTCAACACAAGTGTTACAGACGAATATTTAAAAATGGTACAAGAAAAACTTTTTGAATATAATGAGTAGAAAAGCAATATTTTTAATATAACATATAAACAACATGGCAACAGGTAATACAGCGCGTAATGAAATCACTGGCAAGGTAATTAAAACTAATCCTACATCTACTAGTTATAGAGATGGTTGGGATTTAGCTTTCGGTAAGAAAGAACAATCTTCTAAAAAAATGGTATTGGTTAGCGCTTCTTGGTGCGGCCCATGTCATGGCCTTAAGAAAAGATTAGAAGAAAGCGGATTAAATAATAAAATAGAAATTAAAGAAGCAGATAAAGATTCTGCGTTCTTCAAAGAGCATAATATTAAATCTGTGCCTAGATTGTTAATTATGGAAGGTGATGCTGTAGTTGAAATTATTCAGGGAGCAGATGATATTTTTAAAGCTATCTCTAGTAGTGAAGAATGATAAAAAGAATTTTTCAAGATATTGACGAATGTATATTGCATACGTTCTGTAACTCAAAGCATGTTGAAGGGTTAAAATATGTTGAATTTGAGTTAGAAGACGATCACAATATCTATAGAACTGTCTTTAGACCTTGCGCTAAAGAATTGTTTGAGTACTATAAAAGCGTAGTAGGTGAGAATAATGTTTATATCTTAACTGCTGCATCGCGCAATTATGCTCAGACTTTAAATAAGTTGGGGGAACTTGGTTTAGATAATAATCATATTATTTCACGTGAAGACATTAAAAAGCATACTATAGTAGGTGGATGGAATGTAGATAATATTTACACTCCACATAAACTGGCTAATAAAGATAATGTTTTGATTGATAATTTACCTTATAATTATAATACGAGCAAGACAGATATCATGCAAATACATCCAAAAAATTATTATCATACCAAGGACTTTTACGGAGTAGAGTATCACGAGGAGAATTTCTTGGAAGACGTTAAAAAATTTATTGAAGAGCGAAGATGAAATATGATATCATTATAAGTGAGGGTTGTACTGCTTTCTGCACTTCTATTAACGGTAAGGTTATAGGGGATGAGTATGAGCCTACTAGATTTCCAGATGAGGAAGTAGATGAGTTAGTAGATTACTTATGCGCAAAATTCAAGGAAGAACTGCGTCAAGGTACTGTATTATTGAATGATCTTATTCAATGCTTTCAACCTGATGAATGGTCTTACGATTCCGATTCATGCGATCAATGCGGCGACTCGGTGAGTATTAAGACTTGGAAGTTATAAGGAACACCATTATAATTAAGTATGAGCAAAGAGCTACACCCGTCAGAAATCTTAGATATTATTTCATATTGTAAGCTTTACAGCTTTGTTGAACTTGTATCTACTGGCAAAAGACGCGACGGTACTTATAATTATTGCCGCGAAGCATTAGAACTTAAAGCTACCGAACTTTTAAAAGAACTTAAAAAAATTAAAGAAGACTTATTACCATGAAACTCGATATTCCAGATAAGAAAGATCTGAAGAGCATCAATAATTACGACTCTCTCACTCAACTTACTATTTTGAAAGATATTTGTAACCGCATTTATATTGCGCGTTGTATATCAATGTCGCAAGATAGTATTATTGATAACTTAGAAAAAATAGATAAATTGTTTAGAACTAATGATGGGCATTGAATTTGTATCTGAGCTTTCAGAAAAAGAAGCGAGGCAATTGCTTTTTGATATCTTTGAGAGAATACCTCTTAAAGACGGAGAAGAATATACATACGCTAGTTTACCAGATAAAGTTACTAGATATGTTAATGAAACATATCGTCTTTCAGCGTTAGAAACAATTGTAACAGATTATATTAAAGTTGAATGTGGTATGTCTCTAGGTAACAGAGATCCTATTAATTTTCTAATTGACAATCATCGCACGTTAAGATATTAAAATAAGGAACATTATTATAATAATAATATGAACGCACAAACAAAAATTTACGATAAAATGAATCAGATCCGATACAGAAAAGTCGGGCGCAAATACGTACAAGATAACGACCTGTGGGCTTACGATGGTCTCCGTGAAGGTTGGTGGCTTGTAAAAGTAACTCCAGGCTCTACGTCTATCCGTCAACAAGTTTATCCTAATAGAGCGGAGATTGACGCCGCAGCTAAAGATAAGGTAGATGAGTTGGTTGATATCATCCGTAAAGCTAGTGAAGCAAAACCAGCTAAGATTCCAGTTAGTCCAGAAGCGCTAGCTGATTGGCAGGCATTTATCGCCAAACATGGTAATGAATTTTCTACTCTTCAGTTTCCGTCTATTCAAGAGAACGCAGAAAAAATTATAGAAGCTCTAATAGAAAAAAAATAATTATGAAAAAACAATTTAAAAACGTTAAACAAGTAAAAAAACAGATTAAAGATTCAGTTCTGAGAGATCAGGATTTTGAACTATATCTATTTACAAAATATCCTGAACTATTTCCTACAGACGAAGCAGGAGAATTGCTACCTCAGCATTTGAGATGCTATAATGACTGTCCTACTGGATGGAGGAATATTGTAGAGGATTTGTTCGCTTGTATAACTGATTATCAAAAAAATACTAAACGATTTACCCCTAATCCTAACCGTAGAATTAGAAACCTAATAAGCAAATTCTATAATAAGGTTCTATCAAGAGCGTTTTTTACTCCTAAGCTTAGAAGCATAGGGCGAAAATTTCACTCGAAGTTCATATATAAAAAAGATCTGTCTATTTCGGTTAGCCCTCCTAAAGTAACTATAGATCAATTTAAAGAAAAATTTGGAACTCTCAGAGTATATGCATCTGGTGATGATAACGTCCAAGGTATGATTGACTTTGCAGAATTTCTTTCTTCTAAAACTTGTGAAAATACTGGTAAGCGTGGCCGTACTCGTCTTACTCCTTCGCGATGGTATGTTACTCTAAGTGACGCAGAATATAATCGTATATATAATAAACCTAAGCAAAAGAATGAACAATAGTGATATCTTTATTATCGGTGATATACACGGTTACTGGGATACTATTTTTTCTAGAATTAACCTAATTGATTTAAAAGACTGTACTTTAATTGGTGTAGGTGACTTAGGTATAGGATTTGTTGACTCTGCTAAGCAAGAGAGACAATTCAAACACCTAAACGATTTCTTTTCAAGCAGAAATATTAATTTCATTGGTATTAGAGGTAATCATGACGATCCTTCATACTTCAATGGAGATGTAAAGTACAGTCACTTTACTCTTCTGCCTGACTATACAACTATGACTCTGAATGATAAGGAGTTTATGTTTGTAGGTGGAGCTGTTAGCGTTGATAGAATTAGACGTAAGGATGGAGTATCGTATTGGAAGGACGAAATCTTTATTTTAGATCAATCTAAGATAAAGCGTTGTGATGTATTGATAACTCATAGCGCTCCTACCTGGAATGGTCCTTTTGATAAGGTAGGTATTGAAACTTATTTAAGTGCTGATGAAACTCTCTGGAAAGAATGCGTAGAAGAACGCAAAGCTCATGATATACTAATTAAGCTTTGTGGTGCTAAAAAGCATTACTGCGGACATTTTCACAAATACTACCTAACAGAACACGAAGGGTGTGTTAGTAGAATACTTGAAGAGCATGAAATAATTCTAAGCACAATATGAATAAGACTGAGCCAATTAAAATTACAATAGAGGGTGGTTATACTCCTAATAAAACACTTCAACTCACTCTACCTCCCGATTCTTCTCTGGAAGAGTGGGTTGATGCGTTTAAGACTATTTTAGTGTTCCAAACGTTTATACACTCTCATGTAGAAGAGATATTTGTTACAAATGAGTAAAAAAGTCTCTGGAAGAAGAGTAGTTTGAATATATAATAACTTGATGAAGCTATTAAACATTGTATTATTAATATTTTTTACTCTAACAACAAACAAACCCGAATATCCCAATATTGTCGAAGATAGAGTTTATACAGCGAGAATAACATATTATACAAATGACAATACTTGGGGCAATAAAGTAGCATGTCAATCTTCTAGAATAGCACAAGAAGGTACTACTATTGCCGCACACCCAGACTTCGAATTCGGTACAAAGGTTTTTATACCAGATCTTAAAGGAAAATTAGGTGATGGTATGTTTACTGTGCAGGATAGAGGATCTGCTGTAACAAAAAAGAAAGCATCAAAGGGTAAAGCTTACGTATTTGATGTATATGTTAAGAATGATGAGAAACTAAATCGTTTTGCTCGAATCAAGCCAGAATATATGAAAGTTTATGTGGTAAAACCATAAATAATATCATACATGGATACCGAGAAATCTTTATTACAACAATTCTTAGACGGTGGTTGGATTATTCCTTTTATAGGTGCAGCTTCAATGGTTGCTAGGATTATATCTATGAGCGATCGCTCTGGAATAGCTTGTCAACTCAAGAAAATATTTGTTGCGTCTTTAACTACTACTATCATGTGGGCATTAATTCACGATGTACAAATTCTTGACTTTCATAAAGCAATAATATATGGTGTAACAGGGGTAATATCACCTGAAATTATTACCGGAATAGTTAATTTAGGTAAGAAATTTTCAAAATCTCCAGACAAATTTATTAATAAGTAAATTTGTTATAAAGGTCTCTTTCTAAGAGTCTATATCTAGTATCAGAATGCCATACCTCATCTGTTTGAGGTGTATAAATACCGTCTTTAGTTTGTATAGGTTTATTCTTTTCCAGAAGAAGAATAGACGGTTGATAGATGTTTAATGGTTTCTCTTTCTTCCAAAAGCTGGGCACGCAAGAGGTCAGCGCGATTGTTGCTATCGTTAGTACCAATACTACGTAATTTTTCGATTTCATCTATAATATCTTTCTGTCTATTGCGTGATTTTTCTATTATATCATAATAAAACGCCCTGTTCTTTAACTCTAAAAAAGAAGTCAAAGCTTTCAGGGCGTTTTTAATTAGGCCGATAAAATCCATTATTTGCCTTTATCTTTTGCTTTGCCAATGTTAAGAGCGGCAAAGTCAATAAGAGCATAGAGTTTAGCGAGAGCTGAACCTGGCTTTGGGGTAGGGGTTGCTGCAGCAACAGCTGCTGCTAAAGCGATAACCGCAGTTACGATATTAAAAGCCTCGTTGCTGGTAATAAATTCAAGTACTGTATTCATACTAATATTTATTCTCGCGTATAAATATTTTATACAAATATGAAAACAAACCTACTGACTCTATTAAAAACGTTGTTTACTAAAAAAGAAGAAGTCGTAGCTGCAGCTACATCAAGCAAACCTTCACAGCCTAAAGCAAGTGCTTCAACCTCTTCTTTATCCAAAGCAGCTTTTGATTTAATTATTAAGTATGAAGTTGGTGGAGGTGAAAAATATTACAATAAAGCTCTCAAAGCTCCAACATACCCAGGAGGTGCATCTGGTGTAACTATAGGTATAGGTTATGATTTAGGCTATAATAGTGCTAAGCAATTTGAAGCTGATTGGAAGAAATTACTCCCGTCAGATACATATCAAAGACTAGCCGCGCACTTAGGTAAAAAGAGCGCTGCAGCTAAAGCTGCTATAGCTTCTGTTAAGGATATCTCAATACCTTGGTCAGTAGCCTTAGAGGTATTTATAGCTCAAACATTACCTAGATTTATAAAAGAAACAATTAAAACGTTCCCGGGATCAGAAAAATTACATCCGGATGCTTTTGGTGCTCTTGTTTCTTTAGTATTCAATCGTGGAGGTAGCGTATCCGGTTCTTCACGAACAGAGATGTTGAATATAAGGAAGGCTATCTCAAAAGAGATACCTACATCCAATATATACAATTATATAGCAGATCAAATTATAGCTATGAAACGTCTATGGGTAGGTAAAAATCTTCCTGGATTACTTAAACGTAGAGACGAGGAAGCTGCTCTTGTTAAAAGTTCTAACAAATAATTAAAAAGTAGTAGAAAACCCCTCATACAGGTATAAATAAATACAACAAATGAAAAACGAGTCTACATTAAAGTATGCGCTTCGCGGCATTAATTGCCCGCAGTGGTATTTTATTTAAAGCTCGCTTTACATTCCTGGTTACAGAAAAAAGGCGGGCCTTAAAAAAGCTCGCCTTTTTTATTGATAAAAGGAACTCTGATATTATATTGAAACAGATAGGTTCACGACGAGGGATTACCTGAAAAGCCCAAGGGCGCACGATTAGGTGTCATCAGAATATTTCTGAGGAGTGGTTTTTTAGGTTGATTTATTAAGGAACTATGTTATAATAAAGGAGTCGACAATAACTGATGAGTTGGTTAGTTGTCGTCGTTAATAGCTAAGGTTATTAAAAATATTGTTCTTTGAAATTTTTAACTTTTTCTAATGCTGCTAGAGAGGTCAACGGGCTCCATGCCCGGTACTAAGCTGTAAGCTTACAGCTTAGTCACCTCTTTAGACGGCTCAATTTTCAAATGCTGCTATCGTCTATCGGTTAGGACACCTTTAACATAAATATAATAAAATAATATTTTATGACAAAAGGTGGATATAGAGAAGGTTCAGGTAGATCAAAAAATGGTTATTATAAAGGAATATATTGTGGAAGTACTTATGAACTTTGCTGGGTGATTTATAATATAGATCATAAAATAGAGTTTGATCGTTTCCCCGGTAAATTGCAGAAAGAAGGAGTAACATATTACCCTGATTTTTTATTATCCGACGGTAAGACGATTGTAGAAACAAAGGGATATGAAAAACAAGAGGCAGTTGATAGAAAAACAAAAATCGCCGAATCTCTTGGTTATAATGTAAGGGTGTTACGTAAAGATGATTTACAGTATACATTTGATTATGTTACAAAAACTTATAATACTAAACGATTTTATGAGCTATATGATGACTACAAACCAAAATACAATCACAAGTGTGATTACTGTCAAACTCTGTTTAAAACAGATAGAAAAATAAAGACTAAAATAAAATTTTGTAGTAGGAGTTGTGCTGGTAGATATCAACAATCTAAAATTAAAACAGATGAAATTAGGGAAAAAATCTCTAATTCGCTGCTTGGAAAAAAAGTTAAGCCATACAAAAGAAAATATAAACAAGTATGGATTACAAATAGTGTAATAAACACTAGAATAAAAGAAGGTGATATAATCCCTGAGGGATTTAAGCAAGGAAGAACACTAATGTCCTCATAGTTTATGTTGGTTAGAACACTGGCCTTTCACGTCAGAGAGCCCGGATCGTCGCCGGGTGAGGATACCAATTTTCGTTCTTACGAACGATCTTCAGAGTTTCGGTGATCTGAAGTAAAAGAAAACACCGTACAATTTCAATCGTGGGATAGAGTAGTGGCCACTCAAGGGTCTCATAAGCCTTTCAGGCCGGTTCGATTCCGGCTCCCGCAACCAATTTAATGATGCACCATTACGAACGGAATCTTAATAAGATTTGTTGGTGAGACCCCAACATGCATCACCAATTTATGCGCCATAAGTGTTACGTTAGCACGGGTTCCTTCCAAGTACTTAGCGTGGGTTAGACTCCCGCATGGCGCACCAATTTAAAAGCCAAGTGAATGTCGATAGATAAGACGCAATCCTCATAAGGTTGAGTATGTGAGTTTAAATCTCACCTTGGCTACCAATTTAAGGGTAGGTATACCGTTAAGGAGACGGTTCGGACTGTAAATTCGACGCTTAAAAGCTCGCTGGGATCGTTCCCCAGACTGCCCACCATTTTAATGCGCTTCAAGCTTTAATAGTGAAGCTCCTGGCTTTTAACCAGATGAACACGGGGCGGTACCGTGGAGGCGCACCATTTTATATACGGGATGTAGCTCAGCCTGGTAGAGCGCTTGCTTTGGGAGCAAGATGTCGTCAGTTCGAATCTGGCCATCCCGACCACTTTTACGGTCATTGAGGGGTATTCGTCACTAAAACGTTTGTGCAGGGTAGTCAACATAAGACGCAAATGCAGTTGATAGAAATCGGGTCTTTCGAGGCGTTATCCGGTTGGGAACACATTGCACGATATAGCGACCTGAGCCGTAAATCCATTTTCAATTACTTGAGTTGCCGGCGGCTATACCTGATAAAGTAGTGTGCAGTAACTCAAGTAATTGATTAGCTTTTCTAGTTGATATCTCAAACAAAGAGACGAAAATAAGGTATAGGGAATATAAATCCGACTTAGCTCAGCGGCAGAGCAGATGACTGTTGTAATGGCAGCTTAAAGTAGAAATACTTTTTGGAAAACCAATCAAATTCGGGGAACGCTTTAAAATGCTAATCCCGAGCGAAGCCTTGAAAGAGGAACGTGTAGAGACTTGACGGTTGGTACCTTAACAGATAATGCTGAAGGTAATGAGAAAGTCCAGACCACAAACCGTAAGGATAACGAAAGTTATAGTGGTAAGTAATCATCGGGTCCGTGGTTCGATCCCACGAGTCGGAGCTTTTTTTACTGTTAATTGCACAATATTTGATTAAATAATATAGTTAACAGTAATGAATTACGAGCTTATATACGACAAACTTATAACAAGGGGAAAGGAAAGAACTCTAAAGGGATATAAGGAAGTTCATCATATTATTCCAAGATGTATGGGCGGCTTAGATGAAAAAAGCAATCTTGTTGATCTCACACCAGAAGAGCATTATATAGCACATCAATTATTAGTCAAAATTTATCCTAATAACTATAAATTAATTAGAGCTGCTGCAATGATGATACCTAATAGACTAAACAACAAAATGTATGGGTGGTTAAGAAGAAAGTTTAGTAGAGCCCAATCGGTTTCACAGAGTGGTTTAAATAATTCACAATCTGGTACTTTTTGGATTACGAACGGTATAGAAGAAAAAAAAACTGTAGATGAAATACCTTTAGGTTGGAAAAGAGGTAGAATTATTTCATATCATACAGCTAAAGCAAAAGAAGCGAAAAAAAAGCAGATACAACAGAGTATACATCTCAAATTTTTAAACAAACAAAAAGAACTAAGCGATTTATATATTATATACTGCAAGGAAGGATTTAATGGTGTACAACGTGCAGGTTATAAATATTCACAACCTAATCTTGTTAAATCCTTTTCTAAGTATCTTACTAACTTTATTCCGCAAAACGGAAAGAAAAGAGGTAAAGTTTAGTTCGCAAATAATTTTATAAGCCTTCTTAGCTCAGTTGGTAGAGCGCAGAATTTGTAATTCTGATGTCGTCAGTTCGAATCTGACAGGAGGCTCCATTTTTAAAAAGTAACGTCTTTCAACTGGGTGTTGGTATAGTGGTATTACTCTTGACTTTGACTCAAGCAATGACGGGTTCGATTCCCTCACACCCTACCATATTTCCTTTTATTACGCTGAGAATATCTACACACGTCTGTGAAGTCCTATGTCGGGAATCTGTCTGAGGCAACGTAAGTTGCTACAAAGTGGCCCTTCCATGAACCGACGAAGATGGCGCATATGCGCGAGGGGCATATGCAATTAAAGGATTAGCGTAATAATTATTTTTCAGAACGCCGATGTAGCTCAGAGGCAGAGCACACGCTTGATAAGCGTGGGGTCGAGATTTCAAAATTCTCCATCGGTACCAATTTTCAATCGCGGGTATTGCATAATGGTAGTGCGCAACGTTGCCAACGTTGATGCGAGAGTTCGATTCTCTCTACCCGTACCAAAGCACCATCAGACTGTGGGTAAGTCGGAAAGACTCCAAATCTTTCGTCTTAGTGAGTTCGATTCTCACGTGGTGTGGTTTTTCTATTTAAAAAGATATATTTTAACATAAATAAGATTATGAGAATCAATAAGCAAGATACTGAAATTCTATCAGAGCTTTATAATAAAGTAACAACAAAAAGAGAAACACCATCTCAATTAAATGAAGCTGCACCATTTAGCGATCATCTCAAGCCACAAAAAGGGCTAAAGACATTCCTTAACGCACAAACAGAAGGTCAACCTCTTGTAAATGCAGATGGTTCACAGGTTGCTGGTACAGTATACCTTGGTCAAGGTTCATACATTTGGAATCACGATGGTGGAATTTATATTGCAAATGCAGGTCGTACACGAATTAATGCTGATGGCAGCATGCCTTGGGAGAACTATATGGACTACGATCCTAAAGTATTTGTGAATGCAGATGTACTTAAGAAAGCTGCAGCATATATTGATAGACTCTAATTAATTTCCCGAGGGTCGCCTATGCAGTAAGGCCTCAGATTGTGAATCTGACTAACTTGGTGCAAATCCAAGCCCGCGGACCATTTTTAGTAGGGGGTTTAGCTCAGTTGGTAGAGCGTCTGCTTTGCAAGCAGAATGTCATCGGTTCGAATCCGGTAATCTCCACCATTTTCAAGGAGTGTTCGTATAATGGTCATTACATCGGTCTGTCGAATCGAATACACGGGTTCAATTCCCGTACGCTCCGCCAATTTACCCTGCTAAGCTAATCAAGTGAAAGCGTACCGCTGAAGACGGTGAGAGGTCAGTGCGATACTGGCAGCAGGGACCATTGGGATGTTAGTAGAATGGATATAACGTAGCGCTACGAACGCTAAGAACCAGGTTCGATTCCTGGGCGTCCCACCATTTTAAAGAAGTTTGATGAGTCGCGCTCATCTGATCTGGAATAAGCAGGAGTAAGTCCAGTGAGAATGTATATAAACCCTGCACAGCTTTAAACAAAAGAAACTATAAAGCATAAATAAGTATATGAGACAAAAAGATATAAGTTTATTAGCAGAAGCATATTCAGAGGTTACTAAAGAGATAAGCTTTTCTGAGGCAGAAGAAACAATGTCACAATCACCGCTTCTAGATGATTTGAAAAAAGCTGGTGTAGCTTATGAAAAACAAAGGAAGATTTTTGATAAAGAAGAAATGGAATTGGTAAAACGTGGTAGACTATTTGATCGTATTAGAAATGATGTTCTCGACAATTTATCAAAAGATGAAATGCCAGATGGATTGGAAGATTATCTTAACAATATTACAATAAGAACATATGTTTATGTTCCTTCAAACCAAATGTATACACGATAAAACAATTTTTAAAGCTCAGTACTGTTTTTACGCACGTTGGCAGAGAAGTTATGCAGTGGTCTGCAAAACCGCGTAGTCCAGGGCAGTACTGGAACGTGCGTCCATTTTATAATGCGCGATTAGCTCAGTTGGTAGAGCAGTTGATTTACATTCAACTTGTCGGCGGTTCGAGCCCGTCATCGCGTACCATTTTCAGGGCAAGTGACGGAATGGCATACGTGTTAGCCTTAGAAGCTAAATTTTGAGAGTTCGAGTCTCTCCTTGCCCACCATTGACTTATTAAGGAACTAGCTTATACTATTAAAGTAGAAAGAAATAAACGTTTTACTAGAAATAAAGCTGGTGTGGCGAAATTGGTAGTACGCTATGGTCTTAAAAACCATTGGAGAAATCCGTGAGGGTTCAAGTCCCTCCACCAGTACTTATTTTTTAATATTATTTTTTATATAATAACAATCCTTCTTAAACTCTTTATGTCTAAACAAAGTACCTTCTTCTAAACCATACTTAGCCATTAGTTTATAAACACGTTTATAATTTCCTGATCCAGAAAGTTTAAGCTCTCTAAAAGTTCTATTTATAATAAACTGGTTACGCTTAAGACTTTCTATTAGTTGCTCATCTGTAACCTTTCGCTTACTCGTATGAGCTTTATTTTTAGAACAGAAAGTTTCTGTTTGTGTATGACAATTAGGGCATAAGTATCTTAAATTTTCTAATCTATTATCGTTATTGATACCATTTATATGATCAAGCTGTAACTTTAAAGGCTTATCTTGCCATATATCCGTTAAACCGCAAATAGCGCATTGGTTGTGTAATAAATTCTCACGCTGTATGATAGCTCTTACACGAGAATTTGCTGTACTGCTATTAACCTTAAAAACCTCTTCTTTAGATAATTGTGTTGTACCTGTCTTAGATTGATTACCTTTGTAGCTTATTTCAAGTTTTTTATTCCAGTTCATCCACGTGGCTATTCTGACATTTAACTTATTAGCAATCTCTTGATTAGATATAGTATTGTTTGAATCTTCAATCCATTTTTGTATCTCAGGTTTAATAGTTTTCCAATTTACATTATTTCGCTTGTATTTTTTAGTTTCCATATTATTATTTATACAGAAAAGTTAATTTACCCAGCGTCTACCAACTTTTAAAATATGAAAGTAACAGGAAAAACTATAGTAGAGATTGAACTAGATCCTCTAGATGAGCTTAGAATTACGGTGCAGACCTTACGTAAAGCTTTAGAATGGCCGGATGAAGCTCAGATTAACCGTGATGGTAATCTAGTTATCGATCATATGGGTTATACTTCACACTCATTTATTACAGAGGTAGAGATTATTCGCAAAGCTACTGAAGAAGACTTTGCTTTACAAAAGATTTTAGATGCACTTCGCGTGTATCGTACTAAATAAACGGGTAGATGGCAGAGCGGTTTATTGCGCAGATCTTGAAAATCTGAGAGGGTGATGAGCTCTCCGTGGGTTCAAATCCTACTCTACCCGCCAAACAATTTAAAGGGGCTGCTCTGGTTTCGACTGTATGAGTAAGCATTAATTAGCATGTAGAGGTTGATCAGTTGGCCTCTTAAAAAGCTGATCAAAAAACACAAACGGCAAAATTAAAAACGTCGTGAACGCAATCTTCGGTCGCGGTTCCCGCAACGAGTCCTTCGTTGGTGGTGAACTTGCTCTCGCAGCTTGAGTTCTCAAACGCTCAGAGAAAAGCCTGCTCTGCTCTGAGTACAAACCAGGTAACAAACAGTATGCATTCTGTCTAATGCATTGGTGGAGGACGAAGTCAATTCGTCCCTAGGAGTGGTTCACCTTAACGAACCAACTATAAGCATGTTTGAAGGTTAATGTAAGCAAGTATAGGACACGGGTTCAATTCCCGTCAGCTCCACTTTTTTTACGGATGATGAATCAGCGAAGCGCTGAAATTGATTGCTAATCAGTATGAGCCGGAAACGGCTTTGGGGGCAGGACCTACTTCATCCGCCATTTTATATCCGCGTAAGTACTTTTTTAATTGCTGCTTTAAAGCGATAACTCTCCTTAGTGTTAGGCATTTCCTTCCAGTGAGTTATAATTTCTGCAAACCATTCATCAAAGTTAGCTGCCGAATAATCGGAAGGTAGACCTAATTTATTAGCCATTGCGATTCGATGTCTCTCATTTCTAAGACCTTCTAAAGATTTACGTCTTGTTGTCTTTTCAAAATACTCATCGAGCATTTTCTTATATTCAGCTTTCAGCATTGGCTCTGATTGTGTAGGTATTCTACCTGCTACGTAGTGAGCATATTCATGAGTTAAAATGCTATAATCATCTATATGGTTCTGATCTATATAAATTAATTTATCGTAGTATACACCAGGAGGAGCATCTCCATGCCCCGTTATTGATGAATTAGCAACATCAGGGTTTTTCGATGTGTCAGTAATTATAATACGAGGCTTTCTATTAGGAAGTACATCTTTAAATTCTCTAACTAATTTTGTTATCAAATAGTTAATCATCTTATATCTATAGCTACCTGGAGATAGGTCTTCAGAAGTATAACCATCCTTAAACACCTTTATACCATATTTTACAAATAATAACTCCGGTTTATTAATTTTTTTCTTAAAATACAGATTCTTTAATTCTTCCTCTCTTGCAGCTATTTCGGCCTGCTTAAATGTTTTTATTTCTTCTGGTTCAACTCCAAGCTTTTTCATCTTACGAATTTGTGCTTGTTTATCAGAAGGTAATTTCTTCTTTTGCTGCTGCACATAGTTGTAATTGCTTATATTTTGCTTTTCTAGTTCCCTCTTACGCAAAGGATTTCTCTCACGTTTTTCAAAATAGAGTTTAAATTTAATCATAATTTTAAAAATTAATAAGCTTGTATAACTCACTATATGCTGCTTGTTATTATTTAGTCTTAAAGGATAAATAATATATTATGAGAGTTTTTATTGCTATACTTCGTCGTATCTTTAAACGTAAGCTCTCAATAACTGAGCGTAGAGAGATAATTAAAAAGTTGAAAATTAAAAGGAACTCTTATAGAATAGAGAAGGACGGCTTATGAAAACGTATCTAATTGAATATGTATATCCTAAAACCTGTACGGTTATGTCGACATACATTGAGGGTAAAGATAAAAATGAAGCTATTAATTTTTTCACAGAAAATTTCCCCGAGGTAAATCATATTGAAAGGATTACTTGGGTACCAAATAAAATTAAAAATCTTAAAAGTTCTATAGGAAAATAATATGAGGAAACGAACTCCGAAGATGTCAATTGCTACATCTGTAAGATACGGTAACTACAAACACCTTTACAATATTGCCGAAAAATATGCTAACATTACTGAATCAAAGTTTGGTGAAATTTGCAATTATATAAATTTACCTACAAAATTAAATATTGTTTTTAGACCTATAAGAAATGCTTATGGTAGAGCTTTTTATGTAACTCATAAAGGTGATAGAAACGATAAGCAATTTATAGTAGATATTGATTTGAGGCAAAATTTAAAAACTTTTCAAGATACTCTCTTGCATGAATTAGTTCATATTGAGCAGTTTTATGAAGGTAGATTGGTATCAGAGGCTGGTTTAGGTAATTTCTTTAAATGGTATAAAGAAAGAATAAGCTTGAAAGTTTCGTCACCGGAAGAGTATGATGAGTTTCCTTGGGAAAAAGAAGCTATTAGTAGAAGTAAAAAGTTAAGAAAAATTATTTTTAAAGTAAAATAATTTTTAAGCCTCTTGATAAAACAGCGATCTTTATTATAATAATACTATGCCATACATTAAGAAGCAGGATCGTGAGGAGTTAGACTTAGGATGCATTCCTAGGAATGCAGGAGAATTAAATTATACTATACATTTACTTCTTCAGAATTATATGCTTACAAAAGATGAAAGCTATCAAGTTTATAATGATATTATTGGTGCATTGGAAGCTGCTAAGATGGAATTATATAGACGTAGAGTAGCTCCTTACGAAGAGTTAAAAATTAAAGAAAACGGAGACATTGAGTTTTATAATCCTAGCTCAAACAAGTAATGAACGTTCTTAAAAAAACTCGGACTTACTTAATTGGTCCGATGGAGTATGCTGATGGCAGGCAATGGAGAGAGGACATGGCAGCGTTCTTAGATGAGATGAACGTTACAGTATTCGATCCATATAAAAAGCCTTTCTATAACGCTCCTAGAGAGGATGATAATGCTCGTCAGGAAATATCATCTTGGATGGAAGAAGGTAACTATGATAAAGTTGCTGAATACTTTAGTGAGGTGAGAGCTTTTGATCTCTCTATGGTTGATAGATCAGACTTTATTATCTGTTATCTTAATCCATCTGTTCCAACTTTCGGAACAATGGAAGAGTTAGTTACTGCTATTCGTATGAAGAGACCTACCTTTATTGTTGTAGAGGGAGGTAAGCAACATACACCTCTTTGGGTCATGGGAATGTTGCCGCATAGATACATTCATAATAATTTTGACGAGCTGAAGGAAGTGCTGCGTAATATAGATTCAGGTAAAAAAAACATAGATAGCGAGAGGTGGCGTTTGTTTAAGCCAGAGTTTCGTTAATACGAACTCGGTTATAATCGGAATATATGAAGACAGTTACGCTTGAGCAAAGCCTAAAAGATGCACTGACTGCAGCAGAAGCTGCTCAGCAACGTGCATCAGATCTTGATGAATATTCCTCTCTTGCTGAATATTCACTATTATCTACAGTTCTGTATGATCTAGAAGCATACTTTGGTTCGAATAATATGAACAGCTATCAAAGAGAACGTCTGATAAGAATGGGATTTAACCCACAATAAAATAATATGAATGCAGCAGAAGAATTACTAAAACACATTGGAAATCGTACAGTGATGTATGTACAAATTTCTCGTGAACTTGATTGGGACGCAACTGAGAATATTGAAGGCACACTCGAACAGGTGTTACCTCGTTTAAACTTTGTGTATGACAGCGGTTATGGACATCAAGAATTGCATGGAACAATTTGGTACGCCGATGGCACGTGGAGTAATCGTGGTGAATATGATGGCAGTGAATGGTGGCAACATCACATGTGTCCTCCGCTTCCGGCTGGAGCAAAATTACAATAGCACTAAAATTTAAAAGTATGAGCAAATATAGGTTAATGGAAAACAACGGTCTTTATAAGATTGAAGAATATAAAAAGGTTGGATTGTTTCGAAGGCGGTATGAATGGGTTCAGGAAATACAAACAAAACTTTCGAAAAGTTATGACCACATTATAAGATATCCAGTTTTTTATAATAAACTTGAAGACGCATGTCTGCGGTTGAAAGAGTTGCGCCTAAAAGAAATCAGAACATCCGATGAATGGAAAGAAGTAGAATTATGAGACAATTAAAATTCAGAGTGTGGGATGATGAACAAAAGAAGTTTGAATATTTTGAACTTCATAACATTACAATTCCAGATAGATTGTTGATTCAACACAAATTTCCTGTTCAACAATACACTGGTTTTAAAGATAAAAACGGTGTTGACATTTACGAAGGGGATATTTTTAAAGGAGGACAAAATAAATGGGATTCTGTAAAATTTGAAAATGGTAAATTTATCGTAAATCTTATGGGGGCTAGAGTGTTTGATTTAGAAGAGCTTTTTGAAGATCGTCATAAACCAGAAATTATTGGAAATATTTTTGAAAATCCAGAACTCTTAAAAGTATAAAAAAAATTTAGAGCATGAGACGATGAGTAAAATTATAGCAATTGGAGACATACACGGTGAGCTGTACAAGCTGCACAACTTATTTGATAAACTTTCAATCAACAAGGATGACACGCTTGTGTTTATTGGTGATTATATAGATCGTGGTGAGCATAGTAAAGGCGTGATTGACCATCTAATTAAACTGTCAAAAGAGTACAACTGTGTTTTCTTAAAAGGTAACCATGAAAGTTTCTTTCTTGAATCATATCAAAAAGTATTTGGATCAAGCGCATGGAGTGACGGCAGCAGTGGAGGCATACCTAAAATATTTCAATCATGGATGCTAAACGGTGGAGCCAAATGTTTGCAGTCATATGATGCGCAAGCATTTTTAGAAGGTCAGCATTTTCATGCGCTAAACACTATGAGTGAAACACATGGACGTTTCTTTAATACATTAAAGCGCACATACGAGACTGACAAGTATATTTTTGTTCACGGTCATCTTTCGCACGAATTGGACATTGAAGATCAAGAAGAGTTTATGTGTCTATGGGGACGCTATTCTGAAATTTGGCCGCATAAATCCGGTAAAATTGTTGTCTGTGGACATACAATACAGCCACGTCCTATTGATGACGGTTTTAAAATATGCATTGACACAGGATCATTTAAAGCCGATGGGTACATTACAGCATTGGTAATTGATGACAAAAGGCACCATTTTGTAGAGGGAAAATAAAATATGAGTCCTAACGAACAAAATATTGCACTCGCGAAAGCTTGTGACGTAAAGGATAACATTCCAGACTATGTGAATGATTTAAACGCTATTCATAATGCCAAAGAAACGCTAGGTATAAATGATCGAAATAATTTGGATATTCGTGTCAAGTGGGTAGGTGCATTGCGAGATGTAGTAAGTCGTAGATGTCCTGTCAATAAATTAGGAACACCTGTTGTATCTGATCTAGATATTCTATGTGCCTCGGCAGAAGAACATGCCGAGGCTCTTCTCAAAACTTTGAAAAAATGGAAAACGGATAAGAGTATATAAGGAACCTCATTATACTTAGTTTGATGAAAGCAATCCTAAGAACTTATTTGAGTGAAACATCCTTTGAGGAAGAAATTGTAGATATTGATGATGATCATATCTTTGCATATGGACCGTATCAGGACACTGTTCCTTTTACAGTAGGTTCAAACCAATCCATTCTTCCATACGAGGATTAATAAGGAACTATCTTATAATTAGGAGTCAACAAAAAACAATATATGTATCTAAGCATCGAAAAAACATCGTTTACTAAAGTATCTGACATCGTAATTCCATCAATCTTTTATCGCAGACTTAAGTCTGGTGTAGCAGAGCTTGATAGTATGTTCGGTGAAGGTATTCTTCCAGGCTCTGCCTTTACTATTACTGCTCAAGCAGGTTGCGGTAAAACTACTCTGCTTCTTCAAGTGATGGAGGCTCTAGCTAATAACGGCTACGACGTAGGTTATGCATCTGGTGAGGAGAATCAGTATCAGCTAGCCTTTACTTGCAAACGTTTGAGCGTTTCAAACGTTCAGATCGCTAACGAAACTGATATCGACTCTCTAGCTGACGCTATGAAAGATCTCGACGTACTCGTTGTAGACTCCTTCCAAGCTTTGACTACTCGTAATAAGCTTAATCATGCTGAGCTCGAGCGCTATGCTGTAACTACTCTGCTTAAAGCAGCTAAAGAAAACGAATGCGCGCTGTTCATAATCATGCACTTGACGAAGGATGGTAAGCTTAAAGGTAGTACGCTTGTGCCTCACGCTGTAGACGTTAATATGATGATCACGATGGACGATGAAGGCGACGAGCAAGATCGTATCATCTCTACTTATAAGAACCGTTTCGGTCCTTGTCAGGATTATCAATCTACTATGACTTCTACCGGCTTTAAGATCTCCGGTAAGCGTGAAGTTGTTAAGGCTGAATCGAAAACTAAGCGTAAAAAGAAGTTGAACGAGGCAATTCTTAATCTTGATCCTCCTCAAATTACTAAGAAGCTTGTTATGAATAAGTTCGGTCTTACTGCTAGCCAAGCCTATCTGGCTTTGAAAGAACTTACTGATGCTGGTAAGATCAAAAAGTTTGGTAGAGGCGAATCGAGTGTATTCAAACGTACTGCTATTAATGTCTAATTTATGTTAAAGATTGACTTCTATAAAAAGAGCGGTGAGTGGACTGGCGCGCATTATCTAGATCGTCTTCCGAGAGATCTAGATAAGCTCGCGCTAAGTTTACTAGGAGATTACTTTGCTGACTACTATCTCGTTAGTTTGCAATAAATACTTGTATGAATTTTCTTAATCTATACGAGCAAGTTATTAGTGGTATTGCTGAAGCATTTGCAACATTTGTAACGAAGAGAGCTGCTGGTGCTAAAAAGATAGAAGAGTCTGCTTTTAAGAAAGGCAAGTACTCTATACTTACAGGCTATCACTTTGCTGGTAAGGTTAAGCCATATGCTGATGCTCTTAAGTGGTCTAAAAAAGAAGAGAAAGAAGCTCATTTCAAAGAAAAGTATAAGGAAATGTACGCAAAATTGAAAGACTTAGATTCCTTGACACAGAAAGAATTTCAAAGCATCTCTGGCTCATTAGAGGCTTACGGTGAGGTTTATATTCAGTCGGTTAAACCTAAAGAGTATGACAAGTAATAGGGATAAATATCCCTATGACGAAGGAACAAATGCGTGAATGGTCGCGTTTTTTTGAAGAGCTAGATGCTTCAAGAGCTCGTGAAATTGAAATAGAGCGACAAATAATAGAAGAGGAAAGATTGAAGATTGAATCTTTAACGAACTCTCTTATTATTAGGTATAGAGATGAACGCCCTAAACGAGACAATTAAAGATATAATCCTTAATAGAGTTCTAGAACATCCAAATACACTAGGAGAGGTTTTGCTTGAGTATGTCTTTCCTGGTGAAGGTAGAGGCTGTTACTCAAACTTTAATGTAAGGGAGAGCTTTAAGGAATATTCTGACGGTAAAGAGTTTTTTGCTAAGCTTATACTTGGCTATCATTCAGATCTTTTTAGTGAAGAGGAAATAGAACAAGACAAAGCAAGAATTTCTTGCTACAGAGAAGCAGAAAGTGACATCGAGGTAGCGTGGCTCTGGGATGGAGATGGTCGTTTGATTTTTAAACTAGGTAAAATTTTAATTGAGAATACAGATATAAAGAAATCATATACTTGGGATTTCATTTGATAAACAAAAACAAGGAACTATAATATAATAAATCAAACGTATGAAAAACGATAACCAACACAACAGCGTTATTCTTCATGGCGAAGCGATGATCTTCGGATCAGCTCTTCCGGAAGATGTAACCGAAATCACTCCATCAAACAAAGAGTATCATATTATTGCGGATAGCGAAACTACTGGCAACCATCATGTTATTGATGCTGTACCTGGTGTCCGCTTCTTCAAGAGTAAAAAGGGAACTACGTATATGCAGAACGATAAAAAGACTGCAGTGCGCTGCGTTCTCAAAGATCGTCACTCAGCTATTACCATTGCTCCAGGTACTTGGGAATTTGGAATCCAACTAGAATATGATCACTTCGCCAGCAATCTAAGAGCTGTTCGCGACTAAACTGATTGACGGGATTGACGAAAATCAATCCCGTCATATTTTGCTCCTTTAATAATATTATCTTTAGCCCATAACGGCTGTAGATTATAAATATTGTTTATTTTTAATAAATCATCAGCGTTAGATGCGGCGATGCTAGCTAAAGGCTTAATATGATCTATATGCCAATCACCGTAATTACACCAAGACATTCCTGGTAGAAATTTACTTTCGATGTAAAGTCTTGCTTCTTCGTAGGTGCAGCCTAAAATACGTTCAGTATTTACAGGTTTATTAACAGACATCCTTGCAAAGGCATTGGATACGAGGCGTCTTATTTTCTCTTTTGGATCCTTCTTATATTTTTCTTTTGCATTAAGACGAAGTTTTTCACGATTTTTATTAACATATTTTTTTCGCTTTACTTTTAAAATGTCTTTATTGTTAGTATAATAGTTTAAATATTTTTCCTTTATAACATCTTTATTATCGATACGGTATTTTTTATTATATTCCCTTAACGTATCTTTATTATTAATTAACCATAATTTGTTACATAATTTTATTTTTTCATGATTTTTTTCAAAGTAAAGCTTACTTGTTTTTTTAATAGCCTCTTTATTAGAACAAAAATAATCTTTAACTTTTTTAGATCTAGCGTGCTCTGCGCAAATGCTCGAGCAATACTTATTACGATTTGTATCATATGAACTAAATGAATTACTACAATGCTGACATTTTTTAATAAACATAAGCGCATTTTTACTTTGTCTATAGGACCAAGATAATTTATTGTACTTTGTCCTCTCTTCTAGTGTAAGCTCTGAAACTTTTTTATTTAATGATTTTAAGAAAATGGTATGTGGTTTTTCCATATTATTATTATTTATAGTAAAGTGCAAAGAATACGATCTTTTTTAACAAAACATATTTAAACATAAGGAACAACCTTATAATAAAAAAAGCAATAACGCTATAACAAAACAACAAACAATAAAAAAAATAACGAACCTTATTATAATAAGAGTATGAAAGAAAAGATTACCGAGTTAACTGATGAGCAAAAGGCAAAGA